TTTGATAAAAGAATCGATCTCGGTATCGTCAGTTGTCAGTGCTGGCATTAGGGTCTCTATTGTCTCACTTAGTGTTCTGTCGCTTAGCTTCAGGTTTTCACCCTTTGCTGAGAATTGTGCCTTCAGGTTTTGAAGGGCTTGATCTTTTGTGAACTTCATAATAGTGTTTCTATTAATTTTAAAAATAAAAAGTCCAAACAAAAGATTATTTCATCTTTTATTTGGACGTATAGTCTCTTAATTTTAGGTCTCTTGGACACTGATGTTGCGAAGACAGGATTCGAACCTGTGAACTTCAGGTTATGATCCAGACGATTTACCGCTGCTCTACCTCGCTATTTGGTAATTTTACGATTGTGGTAGACTTACAGTACCTGCAAAAAACAGAAAATTCTACCTCGCCATTTATGTTAATAATGACAACTGGAAGAACTTTACCGCAGCACTCGCAAACTATTTTATTAAACTTATTACCCATTTACTTACAAATGTACTGTTATTTTTAATAACATGAAAGTTTTTCCGTAATTTTGAAATAAAAAATTATGCTTAGATTGAAAGACAGAAATACCCCAATGCCTGAGCTTTATCCGGTAGTAAAAAGAAAGCTGGCTACAGTGAAAGACGCCGGATGGGTAGAGGTGGATGGATTCAGGTTGAGGGACAATATTGACTACATATATCAGACAGGATTCCAGGAAGCACTAGGGACTTGCGACGCTGACGTTATGTTTAGCGGCGGAGAAGCAAGCAGTGGGAAAGAGCAGCCATACGACGCCTTGATTGTCACCCCATTCGGCATGCGCAAAATGGGAGACTTAAAAGTTGGGGATACCATATGCGGGACAGACGGAGGCATGCAGCAAGTATTAAGAATATACGAGCAAGGAACCAAAGACGTTTATAAATTTACTTTTATAGACGGAGCTACATGTGAGGCTGGATTATGCCACTTATGGAATATAAGGAAAATGAAACAAACATCCAAGAAGGCATTTTTGCACAGACTAAAATCAGACGAAGATTGGAGGGTATGGGATACTCAAAAAATAATTGAATACCTCGAAGGAAGTACTAAAAATCATATCGCCATACCACTATCTGATCCTATACACTTTACCAATTCAGCTAAATTGCCTATAGATCCTTATATATTAGGTTGTTTGATTGGAGATGGGTGTCTGACGGGATCAAACGCTATAACCTTTACAAATATTGATGATTTTATTATAAATGAGTTCAGGCGAGCCGGATACAAAATGACCCGCGTAAATGATGGGAGAAATAATAACTACCGTGTGGTTAAAGATGGATTAGAAGATAACTTAAAGCTACTGAAACTATACGGATCAAGATCTGAAAATAAATTTATACCAAGTAGATATAAGTTAGCAACGATAGAAGAAAGACTCGCTATCATTCAAGGATTAATGGATACTGACGGTTATAATCAAAAAGGCGTGTCTGGGGTAGGATTTTCATCTGCGTCTAAAACTTTATCCCAAGATGTACAAGATATAATATGGTCACTGGGAGGCATGGCTACACTTTTTACAAAAAAAGCAGGATACAAAGACGTTGATGGAGAGTATAAAATATGCTTGGATGCTAACGTCTTATATATTCAAACACAAGATAACAGAAAATTATTTAGACTACAAAGAAAAATAGAGGGCGTAAAAGTAAGAAGATTTCCTAAAACAAGGAGGCTGATGAGCGTCGAAAAGGTCGGCAAAAAGCAATGCAGGTGTATTATGGTAACAAATCCAAATTCATTATATCTTACTGAAAAATCGTGCATCGTAACACATAATACTTTCCTACTCCTAATGGAGGCTATGCGTGGACTAGGAAGATTCGGGTACTCGGGCATTATAATAAAAAAAGAGCTTGTTGAGGTTAAGACCGGAGGAGGTATACTTGCGGATGCAAAAAGAATATACAACGGTATCGATGGCGTCCAGTTTTCATCATCAGAGAATCCTACATTTGAATTTCCTGAATGGTCATCTACTATTCAATTAACTCACATGAATCTTCAGGGTGAATCACAGATGACCGACGCGCAGGAAAAAATGAAAAATAAACAAGCCAGCATTATTTGTATTGACGAGCTTACAAACTTTAATTTTAAGATATGGAAATACTGGTTTTCAAGGAATAGGGATAGTTCTGGTATGCGCCCAAAGATGATATGCACGCTGAATGCAAACGGATGGCATTGGTCAAGAAGGATGCTGGATTGGTATATCGGAGATGATAATTACATTATTCCGGAAAGAATCGGGGTAAAAAGATATTTCATAATACAAGGAGAGACCGTAGAAGATATTGAGTGGGGTAACAGTAAGGAGGAATTGATAGAAAGACTGGATATCAAGATGACCCCTGAAATGGAAGCGGCAGGACTGGACCCATCACATCTAATAAAAAGCTTCACGTTTATTCCAGGTAATTTAATGGATAACAGAATTCTTACCTACAACACCCAAGGAGGGAATGTAGCTAATCTGTACCAATTAGGAGAAGCAGAAAGGATGAAGCTGATGTATAGTTACTGGGGAGAAATGGAAGAGGGGCAGTCTCAGGTCACAAGGTCTCAAATAAAAGACCTGTTTTCAAATCCACAATCAGAAGACAAAACTCCATACCTGTCGATTGATATAGGTGACGGAGGTGATGCGTCAAGATGTTGGGTGTGGAAAGGCAATACAGCCATAAAAATAGAAACTAACTATTCTGACGACGCTAAGGAAAAAGTAGAATGGATCAAGTGGCTGATGGTTAAATACGGAGTGCCGCCCGGAAATGTAGTTGTAGATGCAACCGGAGGAGGTAACTATATTGACGATTATTTAAAGGGGGTAGTGGGCCTTGTTATGAATACAATCCCAATAAGAGAAACAGACGAAGAGGGTAATGTATTAAAATTTGAACAATATGTTTGTTTGAGAGACCAATTAATGGGAAAGCTGTGTTCGCTTATTGACTCCCAGCTATTAAGCATAGCCATAGACCCAAACATGGTTTTTGATCATGGGCGCAAGGGTGTGAAAAAAGATACATTGGTAGATATATTAATATCTCAATCTGATTGCCTTAAAAGATTAAGAAAAGATAGTGGAAAGTATTATTTCGTATCTAAACTTATATTTAAGAAATCACGCGGAGAATCTCCCGATGATCTTGACTGTTTGATTCTTCGGATGGTCTATTTCCTAAATGCGACACTAAAAAAAGAAAAGGAAGAAGAACTTACAATTGCTGACTACATGTCACTATGGGACTAAAAGAAAAAGGGAGACCGGTGCCTCCCTTCGCTGAACCAACCAAACTAAACCTTATGAAACTAACCTTTTGAACTATGAATAAAAAGATATTCAAATTTATTAATTATTTTTTACTAATCCAAATTAATTGTGCATAAATAATGCTTTATTTATATGTACAGCTATCAATCCTCTTTCGGCGCACTCTTTTGCGCAATCAACAGCATATGCTCCATCGGCTGAAAAATGAGTATATTTAAATCCTACTTTCTTAGCTATGTCAGCCCTGACGCAGAAGCTGGACATATCCAGTCCTCCTTCAAAAAGCTGGCTTCGGTGATATCCGTAATTCAAATGCGAATGGACACAATCCCACATGACTATCCCGATATTATCTTTTACGGCGTCTAATGCCTGCTCCACCAACTGGGGACACATATAGTTATCTCCGTTAGTCAACAATACAAAATCATTATCATCGCATTCTAAATCTTCCAGCACCGCCCCTCTGTTTGGATGTCCCCATGCTCCATTCCTTTGTGAAGTGCATAAAAATGATATTCGATGATCCCTACTATACCTGTGCATTATTCCATATACTTCATTTGGAGCCGGTCCATCATGTATTATTTCAAGTGTCCAGTTTGGATTTGTCTGTAATATGAAGCTGCCAATTGAAACTTCAAGTTCCGTAGTGTGTCCGAATGTTACTGATATTACTCGCAGCATGACATGTTATTCAATTTTAACAACCTTAACTTTATTATTACAAATCTTATGTGGGACGTTCACGTACTCCTGTGTGCCATCGAATTTTTCCCATGATTCTATCATCGCTTCCCGCTCCCCTGAAGTAAAATGATCCAACGAAGACCATGTGCTCATTTTCTTTCTGATATCATTACGAATCCATGACCAATGGTACATCTGGATTGCCTCCTTTGGTAACATGACGACAGAATGATTATCTATCCTTCTTGTGACGTCAGATGGTATCCTACAGGGCATATTATATTTAAACCTAAGATTGGACCTG